AGAAGGATTTAATAGAATTTTTTATGAAGAAGATGTGAAAGAATTTATAAGATTATTGAAAGAAAAATTACACGGAGTTTTAGAGGAATATCCAGGATATATAAAAGAAATAGATAAACTTGCAGGAGATAAATTGATATGATATTCCAACAACTACGAGGACAGGTTAAAACAGGTAAAGCGGAGCCTCATCTGCTCAAGCCTGTTCCAAGTTCAAATCTTGGGGGTTGTTGGAGCCCTAATAGGTGGGAGGTAAATTGAATGGAAACTGAATTTAATTTAAGTGATAAAATATGGAATGATATTAATGATATTTATGAAGATGAAGCTCTTATGGATTGCATACCTATTGAAGATGTTAAAGAATTTATTAGATTACTAAAAAAAGAAATAGATGGATTAGACTTTTTTATGAGTGGTTCTAAACTTAGATTTGATGATTGGTTAAAGGCAGAAATAGATAAACTTGCAGGAGATAAACTAATCTGATGAAAACAATTAACGAGACATTTACCGACGAGGAAATAATTAAGATACTTTCTGCAAAGAATTACACAGATTTATCCTGGCATGACTGGATCCTGATGTGTGCAGAGAAACAGATCATCATTAATGAAAGGAGGCATTCTAAATAACATGGAAAACAAAGAAACCAAGTCTGAAGAAATGCTTATTGTAAGAAACGTTACAGAAAAAACATCTAAAAATGGAAGATCTTACTATTCTGTAGAAACAGATAGAGGAAATTACTCTTGTTTCGAGTTTGATATAATCGGAGAGATTAAGAAAGCGATCGGAAAGAAGATCGATGTTGAAGTCGCATCAAATGAACGGGGATTTAAGAATATCAGGAAACTAATATCTGTATTTGATATCCAGGGAGAAAGCCCAAGTTCACTTAAACCTGCTACACCGGATAACTTTTCAGATGCAAGGATCTTGAAGGATCAATCAATATATACTTCTTACGCTAAAGATCTATTTATTGAACTTCACAAGATGAAATTATCTGAACAGACAAGCGCAGATCTAACAAACTTAATGGAAACATGCATCAGACTTGTGAAACAGGCAAAAGAAGGATTTAAGTAAAAGATGATATCACTTCAAAACTATGTATTGTTTGAGAATCGACCAATAATCACATGTTTAGAAGTTCTATACTTAACTATTGTTTTTTATCTTTATTTATTTTTTGAAAATGTCAGAACAACACACAAGAGAACTTAAGAGAAAAAGACAGATTAGCTTTAAGAGAACAAAAGACAAAGCAAAAGCAGGAAGAATTGTATTTCTAGTGCAAACAAAACTATAATTGTGCTTCATTGCGATCAGCACAATTAATCGAAAAACCTTTATTATTGCGTAGCTTAAGAACTCCGCCGAGTTCTTAGGTACTACATTTTCAAGGCTTATGGATTAATTGTAGTGCCTAACTTTTTAACGTCTAATAATGCCGCCAGCTCGCCTTTTAAGCCTTCAAGGCTTGGCGAGGGCGGAACGATGTTTGCTTTTGCCAAAGCAAACTTGCAGGCTCGCACAATCAAACTTATGCGTTCGCTTCGCAACTTTCCTGCGGGAAAGTTCGCATAAGTGGGATTGTGCAAACCTGCTGGCTGACCGACCAAGCACAAAAGCGTAAAAGGCGCCAGGCTTACGCCTGGCTAACCTTTTAGGCTTTTGGCTTTTACCCTACCAACCACCGACCAACCGACCACCGACCAACCTGATTGACAGGTTTATAGCCAGGAACCACCACCACCAACCTTCATCAATAATGTCTATAAAGTTCCAGTGGAAATGAAGGTAAAATTAGTTACGTTGAGATTTCATTATTTACATACGTATATATCCTACTACTACTACTACTACTACTTTTTATCCTTAATATATATATATAAAAATCTAGTATCTCATATAAAAATAATATATTATTTATTATACATAAGTTTAAATAGATAGAGTTTCTTAAAATATTATGGGAAGAATAAAAGGAGAGGGAAGAATAATAACATCAGTTACAATTAGTCCAGAGTTTTTTAGTTTAGCAAAGGAATTGAACATAAGTTTCACAGAAGCATTAAGGATTGGTCTTTCAATTATGTTTGCTGAAAAAGATGTAAATAGAAGCTATGATAATAACATAAATGTTGTCAGAAAGATGAATATATTCCAAATGGAATTAGAGAAAACAAAGAGAGATTTTGATGAATATAGATCTAAACATGAACCACATGCAGAACGTGTTGAGATAATAGAAAAGAAGTTAGAATCATATGAACAAAAGGAGGAATGATCATTATGGAGAATGAAGTAGAATTGAAAGACTGGGAACAATTATTGAAAGATAGTCATCAGACAATAAAGCAGACTAAGCTAGTGATACAAATAAATGAGAATCTAGTTGCATTAGCAGAAACAAATATCAGCAGGTTAAAGAATGCCCAACCTGAATTATAATAATGGAGTGGCTAAAGAAAGAAGAATAGTCAATAGTCATAGGAATGATGGTTGTATTGCATTTAGATCAGCAGGAAGTCATAGTCCTATTGATGTTGTTGTTATAGATAATCAACATCATAGAATAAAACTAATTCAATGTAAACCCAAGTCTATGTCAAGTAATGCAAGATCTAAGTTGTTGTCTTCATTATCTCATTTGGATGGTCAATATCTAGTGGAATGTAGTGTAGTATAGGGTAGTATATAGCGATTCTTAAGTAATTAATAGTTATATAGTAGTATAGACCCCACAGAAAATTTTATAAAAATTATAGAAAATGATGAAGTGCAAGTATGTGATCTGTCCTTTCTGCAAAAGGAAAATAAAGCCAGGAGTCAATGACTTCAAGATAAAAAGACATAAATTGATATGTCCAATGTGGTGGAAGAATGGAAAATCAAGAGTATGACATTAATAGGCCATGGTTGAGTTTGGATCCATGGCAGAAAGAATATATTCATGAAGATCCAGGCAGGGATTGTTTCTTATTATGTGGAAGACAAGTTGGAAAAACAACCGCAATGAGTATCAAAGCAGTTGAACTTTGTTTAAATCATTTCAAAAAAGGTGAATATGTATTAATATGTTCTATTACAGAAAAGCAAGGTTTTCATATGTTAGTTAAAGCATTGAATTATGCAAGTGAAAAAGATCCGGCAAAGATATGCAAAGGAAAAGATAAGCCAACAATGCACAGAATCAATTTTAAGAATGGGACAGGGATCATGTGTTTTGCAGCTGGAGAAACTGGGGAAGGATTAAGAGGACTTACAATAAAAAAGTTGATGATTGATGAGGGCAGTAGAATGTCAGACGAGTTCTTTATAGCTGTGTCCCCTATGATATCAATAACAAAGGGAAGTATGGATATTGCATCTACTCCATGCGGAAAACAGGGATTTTTCTATAGATGCAGTCAGGATCAGAAGTTCAAAAAGTTCTATATAAGTGCTGAAGACTGCCCAAGACATACAAAAGACTTTCTGAACAACGAAAAAATAAGATTAACAAAACTAGCATACGCGCAGGAATATCTTGCAATTTTCACAGATGAATTAAAAAGATTGTTTAGTGATGAAATAATCAAAGACATATGCACATTAAAGAGAATGCATCAATATAGTCATGTTGGAAAGTATTATATTGGAATAGATGTTGCAGGATTCGGAAAGGATGAATGCACCTATGAGATTCTTGAAAAAATAGATAACAAAACAAAGGATCTGGAACAAAGAGAAAGTATCATTGAGAAAAGAAAGATGACTACAGAATCAACAAACAGGATCATGGTCTTAAATCAGATCTATAATTTCAGGAAGATTGGAGTTGATGACGCAGGGCTCGGGTTTGGAGTATTTTCAGAGTTAATGAATGATCCAAATACGAAAAGAAAGACAATTTCATTGAACAATGCATCAAGAATTTTAGATAAAGATGGAACAAAATCAAAGAAACTTCTTAAAGAAGATATGTACTTGAATTTATTATCACTTATGGAGAATAACAGAATAAAGTTATTGGATGACGACGAGATCAAAGCAAGTTTATCCAGCATTCAATGGGATGAAGGCAAGATCTTCGGATCATATTCCCATGTAACAGAAGGAATTATCCGAGCTGCATGGATCGCAGAAAAAGACAAAGCTTTAAATCTATTTGTTATGTAGATAATTTGATATCACGTGCGAGCTATATATGCATTGAATACGCACATCCCCAGGAGAAGACTTAAACCTCTACTCCTGGTTTATACTCAAAAATGGCAGATACAGGAATATTCGCAACAACTGCGGAAATCAATTATAAAACAGGAACCAACGCGAACACAACTTCAAAAGCAGAAGCCTATACTAATTCTTACATTGCACAGGCAGAAAGTTTTATCAATTGTTATACGAGATTCAATTGGACTGATGCATATGCAAGTTTGAATGCAGATGTCAAAGGAATATTAAAAGAAGCTGCATCTAATCTTGCTGCAATATATGTGATCCAATATGATATGACAGATTACAATAGCAGAGCAGAAGCAGAATTGATGTGCACGATCCTATATCAAAGAGCAATGGACTGCTTAAATATTCTAAAGGATCAGAAAACAGAAACATTTATCAGGGGTGCGTAATGAAACAATTCTCACTGGGGATCTGGAAACGCCCATTTTCACAACAAACCAATGATTTTTCAGTCGCAGGTGCAAGATGGACGACTGATGGATCTGGAGACGTGAAGTTTAATGCTTCAACATTCCAGGATTATATGAACGGCGCAGCAATCAACAACAGAAACTGGAAAACCTATACAATTACTTATGGGGGAGGTCACTCGGTGATAAACCCTGTTGCAGGAGTAGGGCTGGATATGTATACAAGTGGGGATGGAATGACGGGCTCAATTGCAACATTAACTGCAAAAGGCGCAACAGGAAGGATAAACATGCAGTCATTCATAACATTTAAACTGAATATCAAAGGATATGATAACGGAGGAACAGGACTAATAACCGTTAATGGAGATGCAACAGAAGATAAGATCTGGATTGGAATGTGGAAGAATGACGAAAATTGCTGTTTTATTAGAAATAGGACTGGGGAAGTCAGCGCAGAATATTATGAGTTAGTTACAAGAGTCGGGGGAGGGGAAACTATCAGTTCAGGTTTTACAATTACAGCAGAAAGCAACCCAGATCAACTAATCGAGTTAAGGATGTCTTTAGATCAGGTTGAAGCATACTTGGATGGAGTTTTGAAAGTCATAAATACAACAAATATACCAAATAATACAGAATTAAGACCTTATGTAAAACTTGTTCAGGGTGCAACAGATGGGGATAATAGAATCTTTATTGATTACATTAAGACAGAACAATAGGTATTTAAACAGGAAATCACATAAATTCACATGGGAACAAATACGCTTAATTCTGTTACAAATACTGACTTTACAAATATTTCTGGATTTGATTATTCAGTAAATCCACAGGACACAGACGGAACAACAGGATTGAATGAGACAGAATATCAATGCAACTGGTCAAAATGGCATGGTTATTATAGACAGATTCCAGAACTTCAAGCGGTGATTGATGCCAAAGCAAGGTGGACTATAGGGAAAGGATTCAAAACTGATGAAAAAACAAAAAAGATTCTTGATAAAATCAAGGGCTTTGGAAAAGACAGTTTTAATACAATACTGCACAATGCGATAAGAACATTTACAATATGCGGAGATTCCTACGCAGAGATTGTCAGAGATCAAGCCGGAAGGTTGATTAATATTAAACCTTTGAATCCAGGATCTATAAAGATTATCGTCGATGAATGGGGAATCATAAAAAGGTATGAACAGGTTTCACAGATCCCAAACAGCAAACACAATATAAAATTTATGCCCAAAGAGATCTTTCATTTATCCTGGAATAGAATCGCAGACGAAATACATGGAATTTCGACTATCGAAAAAGTAGAAAATATAATATTGATGCGTAATGAAGCAATGACAGATCTGAAAACTGTGTTTCATAGGTATGTAAAACCTATCCAGATCATCCCGGTTGATACAGATAATACTACAGAGATCTCAACATTCAAAACAAAGTATGAGAACGCATATAAAAACACAGAAACAATAATTATTCCAAAAGATACTGTTGATATCAAAAATATAAAGCATATCTCCCTACCTGAATTTTCTTCGTTAGATCCTTTGCCCTGGATAGAAACATTAAAGACCTATTTTATTGCAGCAGAGGGAGTTCCAGAAGTGATCCTGGGAAATGCAAAAGGCACAACCGAAGCATCCAGCAAGATCCTTTATTTAGCTTTTCAACAGATGATCGAACACAACCAGTTATATTTAGAAGAACAGATCAAACTACAATTAGGGTTAGATCTGGAACTAGAGTTTCCAGCTGCTATTGATCAAGATCTCAAATCTGATGAACAGAAAGACGGATCAATGAAAGGAGAGAAGAAGTCGGAAATAAAACCGACTAAAGAAAAAATATGATTGATACAATAATAACATTATTTTTTGATTTTGTAGCTATAATTGCTTTTCTATGGACTCTAATCCAGGAGTTAAGATATAGAAAAACACAACCAGTTATCACAGACGATAAACTGGACAAACTTCAATATCTTTTGGATAAATTCCAGGAAGATATCAAAGCATGCATAAACGAAAAACCAAAACTTGTCGAATCAGTTTTATAAACGGAATATGGAAAATACAGAAACAGTTGAAGAAAAAGAAATCAAAGAAGCTCTAGTTGTTCCAGTTTCCACAGGAAATGAAGGGGTTAAAAAAGAAGAGTACAACCTGGAAGAAGCAAACAAAGCTTTAGATGTATTTGAAGCAAGATATAAAGATGTAATGGAGAAAATAAAAAAGGCTGATGATGCATATGCAGAGAGAATTATTAGAGGAAGAGCAAGCGCAGGAACCCCAAACAAAACAGAAGAACAGATCGCAATTGAAGAAGCAAATAAATTAATGGAAGGTACAGGATTAAGTCCATTTTAAGATGCATTTCTTTTGTATAACTAGGGGAATAAAACACGAGGTAGATCGGTTTATCACAGAACTACAAGGAAAATATCTACCTTTTGAGTATGAACCTGGAAAGAAGGGTCTGGTGCAACTCTCGATCAGACCCGTTCAATTATGGGAATTTGTTTTTCCTGAACCTGAACTACAGACCGTCTTAAAGACATTTGAACCTTTGAAGTATGCACGAAAGATTGATGACAAAAGCTTATGGATCTTAAGAAAAGCATTGCAAGCAGATAAGATCCCAGATCTGGATCCAAATCATAAAATGAATATGCCAACCTATATCCCTTTTCCAGATGGGATTGAGATGATAGGGATCGGAGTCAGGAAAGACAAGTATCACACAGAAGGACAATTCAAGGGTTGTGAGAAATTATGAAATTCAAGACTAAATATACTATTGTATTATGGAAAGGATATTTTGACAAGGGGATATCCTTAACTAACTATTTTAAATACTTCATTGCACTTTATGCTCTTGCAACACAGGATCTTAAGAATACTTTGATCTTTGGTGTTGCTTATGCTTTTTTCTGTTTAGCGTTGGGGATATGGTGGTATAAATCAGACTTTATCAAAGCAGAACTTGAAGTCTCAAACAGATTTAATATTTTTGTTGAAGAGATGCGAGCAATAATCGCAAACAAAGGAAAAAGAGATCCTTACAAGTATTAAATCAAAACCTATTTAAAGATGCGATTTATAAAAGATGCATGGCAAACGAAGCAGAGATTATTGAGTTAGGTCCTAATGGTGGTATGCCGATACGTTTCACCGTCGCTGACGGAACTTCTATTTCTAAAGGTACATTATTAAAATTCGCAGATCCAAGAACTGCAAGCGCATCATCTGGTGATGCAGATGTTTTTGCAGGAATTGCCGCAGCTGATAAAGTTGCAAATGATGGAGCAACTTCTATTGCAGCATACACAGAAGGAATATTTGATTTAACATGCATAACAGGAAGCGCACCATTGCCAACTGCAGGGATGCAAGTTGTTATATCAGGTGCAAATCTAATTAAAGCAGCTATTGCAGCAAATCTTTTGACCGGTGCAGTTATTGGAAAAGCATTGGAAACAGGAGCAACTGGCGAAGTAATCGCAGTTAAATTAGGGTGTTAATATGGGATCAGAAACAACAGGACAACAGACATTAAGGGCAGAGAATATTGATCGTTTTGTTAAAGGATTTGCCCTAAAAGCATTCAAGTTAAAACCCTTGTGCATGATTCAAAAATCTAATTCATGGCAGGAATCCTATTATCAAGAAAGTAATTCAGATCTTACAGGTGGTACAGGTTCAGCAGTAAAAGGAGTTCCAAGATTAGCACAATTCCCTTATGGTGAGCCTAACTGGACTAAACAAAGCGCATATTTAGAAAAATATGGTATGGAAGGCGTAGTCTCATGGGAAGATGCAACCTTGAATAATATTGATGTGATCGCAAGAACACTTTTAAGAATAGGTCGAGCTGTTGCATCTGCAATTGACACACAAATTGAAGCAGTTATTAATGCAAACAACGGAAACACTGTTACAGTCGCAGCTGGTTCAGAATGGGACAGCGCAACAGTTGCAAACAGAAATCCGATCCAGGACATATTAAATGCAAAAAGAGAACTAGCTATAGACAATTATGATCCAGACGACGGAAACTCTTACTTACTTGTAAATCCAACTGACTATGCAAATCTTTTGGGTAATACAAAAGTTGTAAATAATCCATCATTTAAGGCTGCGGATGTTGTTGCAAATGGAGTTGTAGCCTCAATATGTGGGTGCAAGATAGTTGTATCCAATACAATCTCAGCATCAAAAGCATATTTAATTAAGGGAAAAGAGGCTTTAACCTGGAAAGAAGCAGTTCCATTGAAAGTTATAACAATTGAAGATCCGGGGGTAAAGTACACAATTAGATCTTGGGAAGTTGGAACTTGTCAAGTACCAAACCCAAACGCAATTTGCGAGATCTACAATACTAAAATCTAATGCCCGATGACAATGTTCTTTTTCCTGCAGCTTTAACTCTGCCAAGTCTGCCTTATGCAAGTCAATTGAATACAGCAGATACAGGGACAATTGCAATGAGTGGTGCAAATCTTGTATTCTTTAATGGTACTAATTGGAAAGGCGTCACAGCAACAACCGGGAAGTGATCCCTTATGGCTATTTCTAATGCTTTTAAGAATAAAGAAACCACAACTTTTAGTAGTCCAGAACGTCAGAGCATGGGCATTCTTGATGATTTTGCAGTCAGAAAAGATATTGCAACCCTGGGGGGAACTATAGAAAAAGTTCCAGTAAATGATAATGATATTGTAAACAAAGCTTATTGTGATTCAAATGCAGGAGGAGGAAACCCTTTTGATCAGGATCTAAACACGACAGATACTCCCCAATTTCAAAAACTAACAATAGGAAATACTTCAGAATATCCCTATAAACTTCTATTGACAGAAACAGGATTTGATGCAGAAACAAGTGCGGTATTATTAAATGACAGTCAAAAAGGAAGATGTGTTTCCATGCAAGGAAACGGGGGGGCGTATTTCATGGGAAGAGATCTCACTAATGATATAGAGTTTATAATGGGAACTTCAATTTTAGGTGCATCCTTTGCAGGAAGCGTGACAGATCACGATTTTCAGTTAAGAACAAATAATGTAACAAACTGGACAATAAAAACAGATGGAACATTTTCAGGAACAGGAACAATAAGCGGGGCAACAATAATTGGCGGAACAAAAATAAGCGGGGCATATATCATTGGAACAACAATAAGCGGGGCGAATCTAGTTTGTACAGGATTAACAGCAACAAGAATCCCTTATGTAACAACAAACGGAGTAATAACTAGTAATGATGATTTAACTGTCGCATCAATGGGAATTTCAAGCCCAAAAATAAATTTGATACAACATGCAGCATCAAGTACAACTGGCGGGGGAACTATGATCCTAGGTCAAGATGATGGGGCAGCTATAGATAACACTCATAGATTAGGATTATTCTTGTTTGGAGGCGCTTATACAGCTTCAGCATTTGCAAATGCTGCAGCAGTAGAATGTTATGCAGATGGGGCATGGACTTCAACATCTACACCAACAAGTATAATCTTTAAGACTACTCCTTCAGGAAGTATCGGGGCAGCAGGAACAAGACAGACTTGTTTAACAATTGACGCAACAAAAAAAGCAACATTTGCAGGAGATGTTGCAGTAACAGGAGATATCGCAGCTACAACATATCATGTTGGTGCAACTGCAGGAATAGATGCAACAGTATCTTATACGGACACAATTCTAGGTGCAAAAACTCTAACATTCACAAAAGGGATATTAACAGCACAAACATAGGAGGTTAAAAAAATGTCATTAGATGGAATATTTACAATAGTCTTTGGAATTCTTATTGCATGGGGAATAATCAAGTTAGCAACATTCTTATTAACTTTGAGATAGGATAGAAAGATTTATATACTTGGTTACTTACTTATTCTTAATGTAGGTATAGAAAGATATTATCTATTGTCTCACAACAAGCATAACACATTTTTTCACAATTCTATACCTACTAAAATTCAATATGAAACTTAAAAAAACAATATATAAAGATGGTTTTAGGATCAGGATCTTTGATAACTGCACTAAAATTAGGAGGAGAAAGAATGATGAATGAAGAATTTAATTTAAGTGAAAAATCAAGAATAGGAGAAGGATTTAATAGAATTTTTTATGAAGAAGATGTGAAAGAATTTATAAGATTATTGAAAGAAAAATTACACGGAGTTTTAGAGGAATATCCAGGATATATAAAAGAAATAGATAAACTTGCAGGGGAGAAATTGATCTGATGAAA